TGCCGCTAATATACATAGGGCGGGTTTCATATGTTCGTGTTTTATTTTACCAGAACCACGATCTGAGTCATCTGAAATTCTAATCACATCATCAACTTCAGGGGTAGAAACTTCCTGTAAAATTATATCAGTGATCGCGATTACTCTATGTTTCTTTGGTGGTTCTACGGTGAAGAAGTCTCCAGCCTTCATTATTTTTTTATCTACTACACCATCATCATTTTCCAACCAAACTTCCGCAGTACCTTCAATTATATAATTTGTTTCTAACTTTTGGTTATGGTATTGATAACTTGTCTTTGTTCCGGCATTAATGTATATTCTCTTATAACAATACTTATCATTTAGTTCTAACCACTCTTCTCTTCCCCAAGGTTTATATATCGTTTTCATCAAGTAACCCTTTATTTCTTTTTAAATTAATTGCATACGCGGTGTCTCTATCGCTATCACTTTTTCTGTCGTTAATGAGTATTCTATCTCCCCCACCAAACCCCATTATTAATTGGTCATAATTTATACCAGCTATTTGCATCTGTTTTATGGTTGCCTCTCTTGCACTCTCTTTTCTACCTGTAGTTATTATTAGTCTATAACCTTTCGTGTCCCATTCAATTAACTTATCATGTACACCAGGTAAAACTTCTAATATTAAATTTGGATTTTGAACATCTATTGGATTTGAATGCTTTACCAACGTACCATCCAAATCACAAAATATAGTCTTTGGTCTACTCATAACTTAAAACCTCTTCTTTACTTAATTGTCTATATCTAAAAATATCATAATCTATACTATCGTCTTTACTACCACCTATAATCTTGGGATTTAATTCATGCCAAGTAGCAAATGATCCTTCAATTGTGTCCTCTGTTAATAACCCAAGTTTTTTCAAATGCCAAACCATTAAAAAATGATGTGATATAGTATTCCATTGTTCACATTGACCAGGTTTTGTATATGAGTCTAAAAGTTGGTACATCCTAGAAAACATTTTCATGTAATCTGAGTTTGATGCGAATACATGATCTAACATTTCATTACTTTCATGAGGCCACCCATATGTTGGCATATCAGGATGTATAGGTATATGGAATTTATTTGGATTTAAACTCTCAAAGTCAAATGGTTTATTCCAACACAAATCTAACCTAGCATTAACAACTAAATCATATTTAAAATTGTGTATTATTTCATAGGAATTAACTAATCTCATAACTTTTCTAAATCCATACCATCTACTCTTGTGATTTATCACCCTATTGATATTACCATCGGTAAATGTCTCTACTCCATTTATAGCTGGAGCTTTAATTCTTCTTAAATGCTCTGGTATTTCAAAATTTATCTGTGGTACTAACGCAATCATTTTTGGTGATAAGTATTTTTGGAATTCTTCTCTAAAGTCTGTGTGCCAACTAAATACAAAAAAATCTACATCGTTATTTGGAACAATATACTTTTGTAATAAATTACTAACATACTTTAGTATTAAAAGTTGGTCATCACGTGTACTGCCACTTGAATTTTTACCAGTTAAACCACCAATTAGTCCATTTAATGTGTAAGCTATTTTCATATTGTACAAATAACTCCTTCTCTATCAATCATTTTCCAACCAGATTTAGTTAAGAATCCAGCATCTTCTCCAATCAATGAGTCAACTTTAATCTTACCTTCTTTTATCTTATCATCTATTGAAGCTCTGATATTTCTATTGTTTGGGTTTCCATAATCATCTAATATTATTATTGGGCTGTCGAACATATCAATACATTTTTGTATGTCTATTGCAACTTGTGGATAATCATGACTAGCATCAACAAATACAACATCAACTTGTGGAAAATCCCAAGTGTCATTCGTTACATCCATTATTGAAGCCTCTACATTATCAACATCTTTACATTTTTGTTTTAGTATTTGAATGTTCTCTGGGTCTCTATCAACAGCATAAACTGTTTTAAATAACTCAGAAAAAATACGTGTAGTGTCTCCTTGACATGCTCCCAATTCTAAAACCTTCATTTTTTTATACTTTTCATCTTTAAAGTATTCAATCAAATCTGATTTAAATTTCTTTGATGTTGCATTCTTAAAAATATCTTTGTGATTTACCAAGTTTAATAACCTATCTGTTTCATTATAAGTATAATAATGTTTTACCAAATCCCAAGTTTTTTTCATTAGCTCAGTTCTTTGATCTTTTGGTATACCATTGAACATCCAGTTATTTGCATACTTAATAAAAAACGGAGTGGTATCTTCGTTTAATTGCCAATTATGAGAAAGCATTTCTTTTCTATGTGGGTGAGAACACATCCACAGCACATGAGGTAATATATTTAATTCTACATTATTTTTTTGAACCCAATAGTTTAATGGAGTTTGATCGTTTCCTTTACGAACAACTTCATCTTGCAACTTCATAAATGTTTCTTTATTGTCTATGTATAGTTGTTTAAGACCTTGAAAAACACCTTCATGACTTTCATTGAATACCATAAAACCAGACCTAAAATACTTTGACGAGTCTAGTTTAAAGTCATCAAAAAATTCTTTATAACCTTGTATACTTTCATACACCCATCTCATATTATCTATATCTCTAGTTACAGTAAATTTTCTATCAGTTAACTCAAAGAAATTAGGACAATCCCACTTCACCATTACCGTACTATCTATTAATGCTATCTGATCATATTCTATGTTTCTACGTTTCAGTTCATCAAATACAAATATAGCTTTCTGCCAATTGATTCTGTAATCTTGTAGATTATTCTCTACTGGCTCTTCAAATGGTACAAAGATAACATCATTTTTCTTACACCAATACTCCCAAGTTTTTTTGGAGTATTCAAAGTAATCAAAGTTTCCATATTTATCACTATGCTCTTTATTTTTTACTGCTGGCCACCAAACAACGTTTTTCTTCATACTAAAACAATTCCTTTTTTTAATCTCTTATCACATTCAAAATCTTTAACTAACAAAGTACCATCAACTAATTTTAATATAAACTTACCATCAAAAAAATCTATTATTTCACCAACTTTATATGTACTAAAATCTAACTTAGTATCAAAGGGTACAGCATCCCACAAAATAACATTAGAGCCTTCATACACGAGAAATGAACCAGGAAAAGGTCGTGTAGTACCTCTGATTAAATTATAGATATCAATCATATCATGACTTAAATTTATCTTACCATCTTTTGGAGTCCGTTTAGGAAAAAAAGTTTCTTCAATATTGTTTTTCTGATTAAATAATTTTATACTATTAGTTTTATAGTCATTTATCAATTTAGATACTTCTGTTCTAGTGACTATTAAATCTTTCATCTTAATAGATTCCACACTATCCCAATTATTTATTTCAAACTTAACCGTAGAGTACATCATACCACTATCTGCTTTAGCAACATATTTAAACAGATTGAAGTAAACTTGATTAAAACCTCGTATGATTGACCAGTTCAATGGTGACCTACCTTTACCATATGGTAATCCTAATGGACTAGCATGTGTTCCAAATACACCATTTTTAAATTTATCCAAAATATATTGAGGTATTAATCTTTGCCAACCATAACTTATTCCTAGTTCAAATTCATTATTTTCAAAAAAATCACCACATGATTTTAAAGAGTAATCATCTGTACTATAACATTTTATATTATTTGTTTTAACAAACTCAGAAAAATCTCCCTCTCCAGCTATATGATTATTTTGTTTTATAGTATCATCAACTGTTACTATTAAATCTATATCGTTTTTAAACGTTTCCATTAAAGATACAGTTGATTCCTTGACACCAAAAACTACTATTTTATATTTCAAGACAATAACTCAATTGGAAATGTTTTTGTCTCCGTATTCATAGAATGTATTAGTTCTACATTTCTTTCCTCAATTAATTTGTTATAGTTTTTATAGTTATCTGGTATTCCCACATTGCTCCAAGAAAATGGGTGTGTTAATAATTGTAATTTATTAATGTTATTAAAATCTAATGGGTGACCATATTTCCACATATGATTTGAATCTGCTAGATAATGTATTCGTAAATCTTCAGGTCGTTCTCCACTAAAATAGTGAAAAAATTCTTTAGCATAACAATTAATCTTATCAGGCACTTCAACATATTTTTTTAATAAAGTAGGATTACTCCCACATCTATGAAAAGCATACCTATCAACTTCAAACCCATAATAATGTTCAAGGGTTTCTATATCTTTTAATATATAATCTGTTAATTCATCATCTGACATCGATGGTGGATTTTGATGTAATCCAATATGATGGCCAAGGTTTTTGATTTCTTTAACTGCCTTGATATTTTTTTCTGAAAGGGCATTGTACGTATTGTTTCTCAATTGTACTGTATATGTAGAATTTACACCAAGTGAAGATTCAACATTTGCTAACTCTAAAGCTCTATCTACTGAAAATTCTATATCATGCCTTAAAACACAAAACTTCTCCGTATCAAATGTAACATCTTTAAAATCAACAATTGGTAATTTACTATTTACTACGTTAATTATATTTTTATAATTTTTATAACTAAAATTATTCATATCATATCCTCTATTTTTTTTCTAACAGCATTATAACTAAATACTTCATTTACTTTATCCCAAGCGTAATGTATAGCATCTAAGTGTTTTTTTGGATCGTTAATATAATCATCTACTTTATTTTCTAGGATTGACACATCACACGTTGCTGTTTCTGGAAATAAAATATGATGATAATCATTAACACCACCTATGTTTATAGTTCCTGTTGCTGCTACTAATGAACATTGATTGCCTGGAAAATAGTCTACAGGGTCTAAATTAAAATGAAATGCGCATGATGACCAGTTCGTTATAAATTCTTTTTGTGACATATAATCAAAGTTCTGACCATTTTGCATAGGTTTGAATCTAACTGGTATGTTATATTTATCTCCAATGTATTTTGAAAATTCATATGTATTTGACCTTCGTGCGATTGGATTTGGTAAGTATGCCCAAATTGAAAGTTCTTTATCACCATAAAAATTATCATATAGATAATCAACATCAACTGGAATGGGAACAAAATTAAATGATTTATCTATACTATCAGCTATCTGCTGATGTTCTTTTAGTTCTGGACGGTTTGTGACTACCACATCACATTCATTTAAAAACTTTATCCTAGCTTTATGTTTTGGGTGTTCATAGTCATATGGTGGCCCCACCCACAATTCCTTAATCCATCCAGCTATCTTTGCATTTGGATATTTTTTTCTAATTTTATCAACTGTATAGTCAGGATTAAGTAAAAGTTTTTCCATAGATAACAATATCAAATCTAACTCCAAATCTGGTAAATCATCTCCATAATCATCCCATTTAATAAAACATCCATTTTCATATAGTTTGGGGTAATTCCACATACTTACATAAAATTCATTACTAATAGACTCTCCAATAAAACTATAAGGATTACCATTAAAATCATAACCTTTATTATCTTTTATTTGATAGGATTTTTTTCCACTAACGGTATCTAAAATCATTGCAAAATTCATTATGATTTCCTACTTAATAAATCTCTACTGAAATTATCCATGTAGAATTGATTTTGTTGTTCTTGTTTTTCTTTAGTCTTTGGATGGTATAAACTTAGTTCTTGTTGTGGTGGTAAATGTGCATATGTTTTACAACCTTTGATGTATTCATGTAATGGTCTTGTCCATCTTATAGACGCATCCCTTCTGAATACTCTTGCTTGATAATCAGGATAGTTTACCCACCCTTTATCTGATATTTTCCAACCCCATTTTTTAACATCTGCCTCTGTAAACCCATCTACAGTATTTACTCTTGGAATCCATATCAAATCAACACCATTGTTCATTTCTATAATTTGTTTTAATTGTAACAATAAAAAATTGTGAGGATACTCATCCGCATCTATGTGAAATATGTAATCACCTGTTGATTTATCTATAATTGAATTTTTTTGGTCTGCAAAGTTACCATCAAGTTTTCTTTTGTAAACTATAGCTTTATTTTCAGATAGATATTCACCTAATACAGCCTCTACCTTTTCATCATCACCATCAACACAAATAACTATCTCATCTTCTTCGTCTATCTTATCTAGTAATATATCTAATAACTTGTTTAGTTCATCTGATTCATTGTGAACTGTAATACCATAACTAATTTTCACTCAGTACCTCACTTAGTCCTCTTGGTAATTTTATTGGTTCTAAGAATACACCTGATTTTTTTGCTTCCGTATAATCATATGTTCTATAAATCGAATGTGATTTTATATATTTTTTTATTCTAGTATACACAGCTTTAGTAGCACCACGATTTCCAACTCCCATCACCTCTACTCTATATATCTCATCATCTCCACTTAAAACCTGTATTTCACCCATACTTTCTAATAGTTGTACAAGTTTTGGTTTATTTCTTATAGTTGGAATGTTACCACTTGTTTCTAATTTCAATCCTATCAGGTGAAATGTTTTAGAACCATCTTTTTTAGTATATGGCATTTTTGGATTCATAACCAATAAGGTGGTTAAAATTCCAACTGGTTTTTTACCTTTATATCTAAATGATATAATATCACCGGCTTGTACTTTACCCCAAGTATATATCTGTTTAGGCATTTTTACTCATATCCCTTGTTATTCCCATCAACTCACATGCTTTGATGAACTCATATTTACCAAATGTTTTCGCATTGTTAACATCTAGTCTTTGAGTGTGGTTGTCATACATAACACGCTCTTCTTTTGGTATATCTACGACTTCAGCGTATTTCCAAACATATGTATCAACTTCACCTTCTGGAAAAATCATTCCCAATTTACCCATATTAATTACCGATGGAAACCATACTATGTTTCGTTCTGTATCTTCAAATTTAGAATCTCGTACTAACTTTGGTGATTTTTTAAGATTATCAATAAGTTTTAAACTTCCTATTTCGTAACGAGAATCACTCATAAATCCACAATTAAAACATAAATACGAACTGAATGTTTCTTGCATTTCTTCAAAGCAATGATTTGTATCAAAACAAACTGGACAAGTTATTATTTTTTCCATATTACACCTTCTTTAATTTTGGTAGTTTTATTTTTGGAGCCTCTACGTTATTAACTTTTGTTAACTTTGGCAACTTCAATTTTATTTCTTTAGGAAATTCAGGAACATATCTATCTAGTAATAGCCCAAATTCTCTAGTCATTGCATCTAAAGAAAATTTAGCTTTATTATAAATAGTTAATTTTTTAGCAGGAAGTGTATATTTTCTATAATTCTTGTATACATCTTTCATCATACGAGAAGCTTCATTATAATTAACTGTAAACCATTTCATACCATCTTGATGAAACTCATCTGGAAAAGAACCCCTTGCAACATCTGTTAATTCACCATTGAGTAAAACCGCATTTGGTCTTTTCAAGAAATCAGTATGACCACTCCAATTGGGTGCAATCACAGGTTTATTACTCAATGAAGCTTCTAGTAATGGTCTACCAAAACCTTCACCATGTGTCAATGATACATGAGCTTTTACTTTAGGATGATTGTATAATTCATTAATTTCTGCATCCATAAAATCACCATGAAATAAATATACGTTAGGTAAGTCTCCATCAATTGAAACTTTGATTTCATCAATTTTAACCAACAGAGTTTGTCTATCTAATACAGAGTAACCGGCTCCACTAGTTTTCAGTATCAAAGCTGGTTTGTTTTTCATGTTCTTAAATGTTTCTAAAAATACCTTTACTAACATACCCGTATCTTTTCTATCTTGTCCAAGTCCACCCTGCAACCAATGTCCTACATATAAAAAATTAAATTTTTCAGGTATTTTATCCATCTCAGCTAGAAGACTTTTTGAAAACTCATTAGTTATTTTATATATGTTGGTATCTGCACCCTCAAATAAAACTTCCATTGGTTTTTCTAATTTTAATTCACCAGTTTTTTGTTTTGTTCTATCATCTTCTATATCAAATTTAATGATTTTTAAATTATCTCTTACGAAGGTAGCTGGAACTATATTTAAATCCATTTTATTCATACCTTGTATCCAATGAGGATGACATAAAGTAGTTTCCAATCCAGCTGTAATACCTATATTATATTTTCCAACGGTTTGAAACTCAGTTGGTATAACAATATGTATATGCAATTCTGGTTGATTTGGTAAGTTAGGTTCTGGTAATAACCTATCAATTATCATCTTATCATTTGGGTCATCGTAATGTAAAGCATTCATTGGTGTATTACCCCAACGAACCGGCCAAATTTTTATATCGTATTTATCTAATTTAATTAATGATCTACATATATCTCTACTATGTGCACCATAACCACTTCGGGTTGCAACTGGTGCTGTGACCAAACATACTGGTTTAGAACTCATATTTTACTCCTTATGCTTTATATATACTATAACGTTTTCTTGGTTTCCATTTATCAAATGTAGTATCCATCTGATCGATAAAATTTTGTGACATGGCTGTAGCAGACATCATTGAATCAGTACTCATTACGAATTCATATCCCTTCATACCACACTCATCTCTTTTATCCTTACCCATATCATACCATTTTTTGATAGCATCGGCCGCATCATCAAATCTACATCTATCATCCCAAATGTAAGGTGTTGGTATTGAACCAGCCAATGATCTATTGGATGGCCATATTGGGTTTACCCACTCACCCCAAGTTAAATCAGGATTATCTTTCCATTTTCTATCATCATGTAATGAATGTATTTCATCATAATCACCTGCAGTTAATAGTTTATCATTTAATTTAAAACCACATTGATCTTGTAATCCACCTGTAACATTTACCACAATTGGTGTTCCAGCCATTAATGACTCACACGTTCCCAATCCAAACCCCTCATTGGATGCCATATTAATTGTAACGTCTGCCATGTTATATAAACAATTTAATTTGACTGGATCTATTTTTTTAGCACTAAAGTATATTTTACATTCAGAAGCTAATCTACTAGCAACGACTGGTAAATCCGTACCATTTTCATCTCTTGGTTGTGTATGCATTATAAGAGCACATTTATCAGCTTGTTCTTTCGGTAACATATCACAAAATGTTTTAAATGCCAATACAACATCACCAGGATTCTTACGGCGAATATTTCTGTTATTGTAAAATACTATAAATTCAACTTTACTATCTATATTAAGTTGTCTCCTCATCTCCAACATAAGTTTTTGGTCATTATCATCATTGGCTATAGGTTTGAAGTGAGTATTACTTACACCATGTGGTAAATAAGTACAATCCCAATCTGTTCTCGGCTTTTGTTTTGCAACTTCTTTTACAATAGCTACAGTTTGTTTTGATATATTCATTATTAAATCAGAACACTCGTAGAAAAATTCATTGTAATGTGGAGCTGGCCAATCATCCCAAATATTATAATAAAATATAGGAATATTTTGTCTGATTTCATGTTCCATTTCATATAACCATCCCCAAAATCTTGGATCGGTATAATGTAGGATTGCATCAGGATTTTCTCTTCTCATTACCTCTCTAACTACTTCTTGACTACCATATCCATCTGTAGGATATATAGTTAGTGATGCATCCGTTACACCTGTTGTATTAACTGCAGCTTCGTTCATGTTTATAATTTTACCATTGTCAGGATGTTTAATTGCACCACCAAGTTGAACCCAATCATAGTGATGTATAGTTCCCATGACAAATTCTTTTGACATCGTTCCAACACCAGATGACATTCTTAGATCATCTGATAATAATAGAATCTTTTTCTTAGCCATTTAAAACCTCTTTTTTATTATGTGCTGTACCAAAATACTTTCTTAATACTTGTAATTTATCTTCATATTCAGCAATCGAACCTAATTCCTTTTCTATAGTTTCAACGTGATCTGAATGTTCTGCGACCCCTACAGGATTATCTGCTTGTAATAGTATGTTAGCACGATGTCTGTCTATGTTTCCAGTTAGATAACTTTCTAATGCTTTGTATAATACTTTTTTCATAATCTACTTCCACTCGCCCTTAAATTTGTATACTCATGTATTTGTGATTTAAATTCATTATCCAATAGATATAAATCCATTGACCTATTTACCAATTTTTGTAACGTAAATTCATCTGACATTGCATTTACCTTAAACTTCTTGTATAAATCTTGTAATATTTTTACTGATGTTAGTTTGTAATTCATTAGAACTCCCCTTATATATACATATATAAATATATACTAATTTAGTATTCGTGTCATTTTTTTTTCTTTTTCAGCATGTTTGATTGTATCCATTGTTCCTCTTGACTCAACTCCATCAGGAATAAAAGCTATGATCATGTCACAATACTTAGCAATCTGTTTGTTTCGTTTAAAATAGTTACTGATATAATATGGTTTACTATAATGGTTAGCCGATAACTTACAATGCATATTATGCTGGTAATGTGATGGTGGAAATTCCACATACTCCATACCAAATTCAAGACTGTATTTTTTGGCTATATTATCAGCTCCATGTTTTTGACCACCACTAACAATTTCAACATCATCATGTTTTTGTTTTATTTTAAATAACAAATCTTTTATTTTTCTTTTGTCGGTATATCCTCTACTACCAACTATACCAATTTTAATCTTCGTAGTCATTTCTCTTCTGTCTCTTAGTTGGTCTATCAGTAGTAATGAATTTTACACATTTATATAATTCATCCAAACCATCTAGTATTTTATTATTGTCATTATATGAATAACAAAATCTATAATGCCCACTCTTTGGTGTAGAAATTGGTAACACATCAAAAAATACAAATTCATCTGATTCTAATTTATGATTGTGTCTAATTTTTGTTTTGAAACTTAATATATCTTCATATCTGATTATGAAATTATTTAAATCTTTTGGAGTAAGTTCATCGTTTTCATACCACAAATGTAATAAAATAGTTGCTCTAAAATCTCTATGAGTTTTATTTATCATCTTCATAATAGAGTTTTCGTGTTCTGTATTTATAAAATCTGAAAGTTTTAGTCTTACTGTAATCTTAGATAACATTACTTCACTCCCGAATCACAATGTTTAGTTTGATTGAATTCACACCATTTACAATTTTTCTTTGAAGGTCTTTTAATATATGTACGTTCTGTATTATATTCACCATTATCAAATGACTCATCGACAAACTGATTTAAGTTAGTTATAACTTTATTAACAGATGGTTTACCACTAGCAGGACTAAAGGTTTGAATTCTTCGCTGTGGAAAATCTAGCCCTTCATACAACTTTCTCTTAACAATAAAATATTCAACATCTATTTTATCCAATGAAATATTCTTTTCAGCTCCATAAAAATGTTTATACAATAGTAATTGGTCTGTTTTATGTTTATCAGCCTTCTGCCATTTGTTCCACCCCATAGTAGATGTCTTTATATCTATAATCTTATATCTATCTCTAAACGTATCATATATTACAACATCCATATAGCCAATAAATTTAATGTCATTGGGTAAATCAAAATTTATAGGAACTTCAATACCAACTAATTCATAATTCTTCTTACTAAAGTAATTAGCTCTTTTTTTCTTAAACCACTCTAATATTAACAATCCATGTTGATAAAACTCTTCCATATCAGTTTGTTTACAAAACTCAACACCACCATTTTTTTTCATTATATTAGTGTAATTATGTTTCATTCGGTGTAATAACATTTCTTCCAATGGAAGTGCATCCGCCGTTTTTACAGTATCCTCGTACATAACTGTAAGATATGTTTGTAAGACCTCATGCATAGAAGTACCAAACATGGTGTGAATACTGTCTGTAAATTCACTTAATTTATCAATGTACTTCAACTTCCATTTATATGGACAGGTTACCCATCCATTATATTGACTATAACTTATTCTTTTCATTAATCCATCCATTTTTCGTGATTGATTAGATGCCATAGTCTATGTGTAAACATTTCCCATAACAAACCAACTAAGGTATCTGATTCATAGACACCAGCTTCACATTCGTATTTATACACTACTTACCCCACTTACCATTCTTTACTATCGTAGCCATTATACCATAGTTACTGACATCTAAGTAAGCATCTTCCATTGGCTCACCAGCTACTGCATTATCTCTTTTACTCATCAGTAAAGTCTTTAATCTCTGTATCTTATCATTCATTCTAAACCAAAGGCCCGTAAGTGATAAATGTATTTCGTCTTCAGTTTGTAATTGTGTACCTACTGATATATTGCCTGGGCCATAATCATGTTGTTTGTGACAAAACAATTCATATTGTTCTCTTTGTAATCTAAGAAACTCGGTGGTCATCTCAGGCCATTCTTGTTCCATCAATGTAACTATATCACCATTGACGCCTGTTGAATAAGAATTTACTTCGTGTTTATTCTTTGTTGACGTATTTTTAGTATCCTTTATAATTTTTACTTTATTCATTTTAAAACCTCTTTTCAAATCCAAAAGACTTACATTGGACATTTATATTCTCCTATTTCGATGGTTAAATATACACATAAAATTGCATATAAGTCAAGTACTTTTTTATAAATTTCCACCAGGTGAACTACCTACAACATTGAGTCCAGCTTTATGTATCAACTTCTCGTCAACACCCCATTTTCTACAAAGTTCACCTAACTCAAGCATACCACCTTCAGTTAACATTAATATGTCAACATAGTCTCTAGCTTCTTTTCTACTAATCTGTTCATGATTTCTTACTATATTAATCAACCAATTTGGATAATCCATATCATTTTTTCCCTTTGTATATTTTAACCACCTTTTACTTTTTGGTAAAATATTTGTGTATACTTTATACAACTCTTTTGGTTGTAATTTATACTTTTGTACTTCATTTACAAGCTCTATCCAATCAGGTTTCATAGATAAGAATCTATTGACCATATAATTAGACCAAGACTTCTTATCTTCTTTTGAAATATCTTCCCAATAATTAGGATTTTGAACCTTTGTTATTTGGGTTATATGATCAAATAGACTTTTTTTCTTTACTACCTTACTTTTTTTCTTTACCACCTTACCCGACATCAGGCATCATACTCTTTGGTACTGTACCACAATTACCACAACTGTATACCTGTATTGGCATCATAGTTTCTTTTCCATTCGGTGAAACAATTGGTGATATTCTTCTTATAAAAAAAGATTGTATGAAAGAATAATTACCACATTCCTCACATTTTACCGATTCAGTATCATTTATGTTTATTTGTTTTTGTGGTTGTTTTATTGGTTTCAATGGCTTAGTGCTCATTCACTACCTCTACTATCCTTGACTCCTTTACAAGTTTTACTTCAAATGTATAAGGACTATCTTTTAGATATTTATTTATTTTTGTTTCAGCTACACTAACTGCGTCACAATCAACAAGATAATATCTCCGCACTCTTTTTTCTTTTGTACCATTTTTTGTCTGAATTTCTTCGACAAACATAACTTGAACTTCGTAATACATTCGTACTCCTATTTTATTATTGTTAGTAATTCTATTAACATAGCCATAGCATTGATTTCTTTATCAACTACTTGACCATCTGATAACTCATACCTAGCTATCACTAAAATACACTCTGCTAGGTGACCTGCACCCCAATCATCAACTTCATCATATAATAATCTGAACAAATCGTTAAAGTCTGTAATCTTATTATCTAATAATAACTGTCTGATACTTTGAAATGCATCTTTTTTGTTTTGTGTTTTTAAAATCTTTAGTAGTTTTAATTTGTAGTCATTTTGTATTATACTCGTAGTGTCCAATTTAAGTTTACCATTAACCACATTTCTTTGAGCAGCGTTCAAAACTCTACGAATATCAGGATATCCACTATCTATTAATATCTTCAAATCATCCATCTCATGAATTACATTTTCACTTATAAGGATATCGTGGATGTGTTTTGCAACTTCACCCTTTGATGGTGGAACAATTTGAAATGATTGACATCTTGATTGTATTGGATCGATAATCCTTTCCACAAAATTACAAGTTAAGATGAACCTACAATGTTTACTAAATGTTTCCATTAAGTTACGAAGTGCAGCCTGGGCATTAGGGGAAATGTAATCACACTCATCTAAGATGACTACCTTCATGTCCTTAAACCCCACAGTAGATGCAAAGTTCTTAATATTAATTCTAACGTTATCAACACCAGTTTCATCAGAAGCATTAATGTATATATGATCACATTCTATATTCTTAACAAGTAATTTAGCTAATGTTGTTTTACCAGTTCCAGCCTTACCATATAATAAAAGATGTGGTAAGTCTCCACTTTCCAAGTAAGCTTTGACTTTATCTCTTAAATGGTCATTTCCAATGTAAGTATCCATTGTACTAGGTCGATACTTTTCTACCCATAGTGTGTGTGATTTATTATTTATCATTTGTTGTTAACCTATACCAATTTGGTTTTTGACTAATTCGTTCTTCTATTCGTTTTCTTACTATTTTTTGATCTTCAATAGTTGGCATCCAATCATTATACAATCCATCGGGCCATTGATCTCTCTTGAAAACCCTTGTGTCGTCTGGTTTCATACCTCGGTCAATCATCTCTCCACGTAAAGCATCATATCTTTTAGATAGATATTTACCCTTATCATAAAAAAACATGACATGGCCTTTATTAAGTGTAAACTTATTAGGTATTCTATTGACATCCCAATTTGGAGATTTTAAACTTCTCTGTAACGATGAACCCACCATAAATAACTCTCTATACTCAGCTACTAGATGTTGATCTGTTAGTTCCGATGGGTTGATTATGTTTATTCTAGTCATTTAGTATCCCAAAACTTACTAGCTTTATCTCGTGTTTTCTTTTCAACTATCTTAGGTTTCAATCTCTTTACAGAAATCTCTTCATAGTCTGAATTCAATTCAATACCAACCCAATCTTTATCTTGACTCATTGCTACTTGAGCTGTTGTACCACTACCAAAGAAAGGATCAAGTACAATACCAGGTTCAAACTCTGAATCATCTCTTCCATCTTGATATCCTTTATCATGATATGTTGTAACCTTATCTTGATTTTTTTCTATAACTCGTTCTCTTGGTTTACCAGTTTTCTTATCAACAAATTCAGGACAACTAGCATCAATAGGACTTTCTATCAAATCTACTGGATAGACAGCAAAGTGAGCATCTTTAAATGAAGCAGTGTTTATATGCCATACTGTTCTTTTATTTCTTTGTAATGAATCTTTCGTTTCTTCAATCTGTTGTTTGAAATAATACTTAGGATTCTTTGTAAAGAAAAACATCTTTTCAAAATCAACTGTATATCTATCTTGTACTGAAGCTGGTAGACAACTAGGTTTATGCCATATTATTTCATTTCTCAATATCCACCCACGATTGGTCATCTCAATACCAAATCTACTTGGTATCTGAACCAATGACTTTGCTTTGTAAGCCGAACCATAGTTTTTCTTGTGTTTGAAATTATAGTTATACTTAAATGTCTTGATACCTGTTTTTCCACTTTGATCTTGTTGACCAGGATTTCTACAATAAGAGTCTCCGAGATTTACATAACAACTACCATGTGGTCTTAACACTCGTTTAATCTCATCAAATATATCACATAGATTACTGATGAACATTTCGGGTGTGGGTTCTAATCCCAACTCACCCTTCCAAGCTCCACACTTACCACAAGTCTTATCTTCAACTTCCCAATTCAATATGGTAGCATTCTTTTGATGGGGTAAAGCATTATCTTTTTCACCCCAACTACCACTATGTAACTTTCTAGTTGATGATTTAAAGTCATGTTCACATTCATCATCTCCACCCCAAATCTGACCTTCTGTTCCATAATCACGAAGGCCCCAATAAGGCGGAGATGTTATACACATATCTATTGATTCATCAGGAAATGTCTTTAAGACATCTAAGGAATTACCAGAATAGACTTTGTTTTTTTCCAAACTAGTCATTATCTTGTATAGCTACCAAGTAATATGTAGATGAATAATCGTCTACGTTAAATATTATCTTAGATAACCCCTCACTACTAACTTCAAATACAGCACTTTCACATTCTTTATTAGCACTTAATACTTCTTTAAAAATATTAGCATTGAAAGTTATGTTATTAATATCAGTAGACTCTGTGGTTATAACTGGAATGGTAACTCTATTAGTACTTATAGAAGAATAACCAATTACTAGTTTAGTATCAGTACCGTTTGTTATTACTGTAAAGTTATCAGTTTCACTTAAAGCACCCTTACCTGAAATAAACTTATTCATGATTTGTGGTGTCATCTCAATCTTCAACTGAAAATTGGGTATGTTTTTCATAACCGGTGGTTTACTAATAATTGATGTATCACTCAACATATAATTTACAGCTGATAATGCATCTGTTACTTTCAATGATATTGATTTATCACCGGATTTTTTAATAGACACATTGATGTCATCGTCAAGTACACCCAATAATTTTAAAAATTGGTCTGTACTATAGATACCAACTTCAGCATCTTCAAATGGCCATTTATCCATTTCCAATTCACCCAACAAGGTTTTATCAGCTGATATAAATCTAGCAGCTATCTTGTTGGAATTACTATTTAATATTACTGAGTTAACAAATCCATTCAAATAGTATTTACTAATGAAACGTGTTAGTTTTTGTTTATTCATACTTCTACTTCTCCTGTTTAGTGTGATCGTATATATACATATATATAGTAAATTTATTTCTCAAAATCAAAAAAATCTTTCTATTGTTTTAGTAGCATCTGTTGGTTCACTCCAACCAAGTGCTACATAGAACATCATTAGTTTTTTATGTAAAGCTTGTCTATAAAGTTTATCTGGATTAATAAATTGTTTAATAAAATTTATTATTTCTATTGGGTCTTCGTGACCTTTATAAGCCATTGTCTCCAACCCAAGTGGATTGTTCTTTAAATAAACCCATTTAATTTTTTCACCATTATATATTGGTGAATATCTCTTTGATATTTTTAAATGTTTTAACATATCATTATAGAATAATGAACTCTTTACATGAATAGGTGTTCCCAACTTATAAGCCTTGAATATAACACCATCTTTAACCTTATATTTATCAACTTTTTTAACACCCGTTGGTATAGCTATTTTATCAAAATCCATCAACTTCATACTATTTCTAAAGTTTATTATAAATTTATCCAATTTTTCTTTTGGTACATCCATTAAAATATCTTCTAGTAACTTACTCAACATATCTCTCATAGCAGTTGGAAAACTTGACCTAACAGTATCTAAACCCTTTACCATCATTTTATTTACCATCTTACCATTATCATTTATAATTTTTAAACCATATCGTTTCTTGGTAACAAATAAACCACTCTTTGCAATAACCTCTTGTTTGATATCAAAACGATGTGTATTTAAATTACAAAACTTTTTAGCGAAGAAATCATAACTATTATTTAAATATGTCTGAACTTCATCTGCTATATTTAAAATAGCCTTTGACATTTTTTCGTCATCACTAATTTTTATATCTGGAAATCTTTTTTGAACTATAGGTGTAGCAGAAAAGAAAACAGAATCTGTATCTATATAAATACAATGATCTTTGGTATCACCGAGTTCTTTATTGTAAAAGTTATTTGCAATCTTTTTAGTAAATTTAATTAATGATTGGCCTGTATAAGTTACAGCTTCAGCATTGTCTAAATCATAAAATCTAAATGATGGTAATCCCAATACACCATATAAACTATTCAAGAGAATTTTTTGTAGATGTTGTCTCCTATCAAAGTAATCTGATTTTTCTTTATCACCATCCTCAAAAAACTTTTTAGATAGTTTTCTATACTCAACCCTCTCATCAAACCATTTTCTTAATAGAGCAGGTATTAATCCATCTTTATCTGTACGATACATTACTCCGTTTGTAGCAACACCGATTTCTTTATCAGATAAATAATCTTGTAATTCGGTTTCAGTAAACTTCCCCAATACCTTACCACTATTTGTTACTGAATATGTTTTTTTATTATCTTTTTTCAAAAACTCTTCAGGATTCCAACCTTCTAGTTTACCAATTTTTGTCTCAGGTGATATGTTTACGGACATAATACATGATGGGTACATAGAAGTAATGTCTAAATCAAATACCCAATTATGTTTTCCTTTTTGTGGGTCTTGAACATAAGCACCTACAAATTTATCATCATTTAATCTGTTTAATTTTTTTGGTTTATTAGGTGCTATAATATTTTGTTTTTTTAGATAGGTTAAAATAGCTCCCTCTAAATAACGAGAACTCATAAAAATATCTTCATATGGACAATGACCAAGATGAGCTAGACCTCTTGCAACCTCAATAAAATCTAATTTATCATCTAATTTCTTAACTAACTTGACATCTTGTAAGTTATATTGTACAAACTTATCAATATCATTTTCATACAAATCGTTTAATGTTCCCTCATAGGCTACTTTTGTTTCACCAACTTCAATACTTCCAATATTATCTAATCTATATGATGATTTTTCACTAAAAGTAAACTTTCTATATAATTGTAAATAATCTAAAATACTAACACCAGCTATTTTATATTTACCATTACCAAAATCACTCCAATGTACACGCATAATTGGTGATAATAAATTAGCTACATTTTTACCAACTACATTACAAGCCCTATTGTAAAGATATGGAACATCAAAAAACTCTACATTCCAACCTGTTAATATTGTTGGTTTTATTTCCATATACTTTTCAAAGAAAGCATTTATTAAATCATACTCATCAGTAAAGGATATTGTTGTCTCGTCACCATTTACTGATGTTTTGGTTTCATCTAAATTTAACTTGTTTGAAGTGTCTAGTACGTAACAAAAGTATTCATCTGTTCTCGGATCATTAAATCCTATTGCAGTTATTCTATTCTCTGCTTTTACTACGTCTGGAAATCCTGTTGTAACCTCTACCTCGATATCAAATATCATCGTCTTATGACCAATAGATACATCATCTGAATCTGTATAATTATCTACTAAGACTCGAATTTCAGGATTGACATCGGACTCAAATAAATCTTTTTGTTCTTTTTCCCAACCAGTTATTCTTTTTAATTTGTCACCATATAAAGAAACGTAAGTACCAACGTTACTCTTTGTGTAAGCATATTTTTTATAACGAAATGTTTGGTGACCAAATTTATCATCCCATATATGCATCTTGTTTAATCTTCTATCGTAAAATATATTTTGAAACAAATTATAATTCTCTCATTTTAATGTGTGATGTGGTTGTAAAATACCCTATTTCCATATGTAAATATACAACAAAAAACCTATACTTGTCAAGTACTTTTTTATTTTATTTTAATAAAACGGGGGATATATTTCAATCCCCCAATTTTATATTTTAGAAGTTAACCGATAGTCCTACGTTGTAGTGTCTTGGTGTTCCAAGAAATACTTCAGCGTTATGAGCAGCGTGAACTTTGTCACCATACCCATTGTATTTACTATTGTCAACAGCATCTTGAACATATAGATTGTCAAGAGCATTAAAAACATGACCACTAATAGTCATATCCAATCCAGCAATTTCTGGTAGTTTGTATGATAGATGTAAGTCCAACTTTGAGTAGCCAGGAGCATTCCAAACTTGTGCCCTATCAGCATCACCATCGATCTCACGAGACTCTGGTGACCAATCAGCATAGTTATCATCATACATTCTGAAAAGTCCTTGTAGATTGAGTCCTTTGATTGGTTTAATAGTTAATCCACCAACATAAGCTGTTTGTGGCATATCACCTACCATTAGTCCATCAAGTGCATATTCATATTCAGTAGTCATTGTTCCAACAATTTGACCTTCTTCATTATATTGCATTTCTTGATAATCACCTTTGGCGTCACCATCGAACTTCCAAGTACCCTTACTAAATGCTAAGTCCAAATCAATCATTTCGTGAAGAGCAACTTTCGCTTCTACTTCCCAACCTGTATGACTTTGAGCTACACCTGTTAGATAGATAATGTCCGTATCACCACTGTCACCAGCTCCGGTTTCAACCGATTTGGTAAGGTTTCTATCGTTCCATTGAGTATTATAAGAACTCAACTTAACTCCAACCTTATCACTTGCATACTTACCACCAAACTCAAAACTTGTAAATTTTTCGTTATCAGGATTAGATGCAACACTACCATCTTCGGCAATTACATTATCAAGGATAGGTGGTTTTTCAACGTACCCGCCATTTACAAAAGCTGACATTCTATCATCAAGGTTATAGATACCACCACCTTTCACTTGGAAAGTTGTAATAGCATCAGCCTCAATTTTTTTAGCATCAACAGCAAAATGGTCAATGAAAGAATATCCAATAGTAGATATTCCACCCATGCCATATAAATTGAATTTTCGTACATCATATTTACCTTGTACAAAAGCTCCAAACCAATCAACTGTGGTTTCATTGTGATAGGCAATTATATCACCTAACCCAACCTTCTTACCATCAACAGCATTGTCATCAGCATAGTCAACATAATACTCACCACCTAATAAATCACGAACTTCACGAGCGTGTTCTATACCAGCAGTTCGCCAATCAATACCAACTTGAACCTCTAAGTCCTCGTTAACATCATAGTTTAATTTGGAAATCAAACCATAAGTGTTTTGTCTATTGATTGAATTACGAAGAATACCCGTTGAACGATTTTCTGTATCAGAAAATGCTGAATCTACATTAGCAGAGTTCTGAGCAATCTCAGCATTCCAATCCCACATCCACGGAGAACTTGCATACCAAGAGTTTCCTTCAACAGCAGGAGTTCTTGAAACACTACCATAAGTTCCTGTACCACCACCAGAACCACCACTCCAATAAAGAACAGAACTTAATGTCATTTGTTCATTTAAAGTGTAGAAATGATTCATGTTAGCAAGTGGTTTATGAAAGAAATTTTCTCTTTCATTTAAGAAATTAGAACCAAACCTATCCGATGTTTTATCACCATACATATACCAATATTGTTGGCCTGTGTATGAAGCATCAACCGGTGCAACGTTTTGATTAAAAAATCTACCACCTTCGGTTTCAAACTTAGCACTATCTGCAAAAGCCATTGGATCATATCCATCGATATCACCAGCTAACTCTTGTGAGTAAGTAGCAATATTTTGTTTGTATAGATTTTGTCCATGTCTCTGAGGAGCTCCGATCGCATATAACTCAAATCGCTGTTTGTCACTTACGGCATATGAACCACCGAAGTAGTATGCCCATGCGTCTGTCCAAGTTCCATCGATAAAACCATCACCAGTTTTACGAACTATCGTTCCACTTAATGCTAGTTTATCTTTGATTAGACCAGAGTTATAATTCAAAGTAGTTTTTAGAAATCCACCTTCACCTACTTCTTGTTTAAACTTACCACCTTTATCGTGTGATGCTGGATCAGTAATAATATTCATAGTTCCACCAATAGAAGGTGTTGCTAGATTTACAGCTGATAGTCCTCGTTGCATCTGAATTGATTGTGCAGCATCTCCCACACCATCCCAATTAGACCAATAAACCCATCCGTTTTCCATATCGTTCTGTGGAACACCGTTTATCATTACAGCAACGTTTCGTTGATTGAATCCACGAACATTGATACGAGCATCTCCTGCTCCACCACCCTGCTGTGTAGCGTAAACACTTGGAGTCATATTAAGTGCCATTGGAATATCTTGTGAACCAAGACGTATTTCCATTTCAGCCTTATCTATCGTAGTGTAAGCGACAGGTGTTTTTTCATCAGCACGAGAAGCTAAAACTTCAAGAGCTGACATAGCTAAAACATCTTCATCTAATACAAAGTTTAATGTTCCAACTATATCGTTCACCACGACATCTAGTGTCTGTGATGTATATCCAATGAATGAAGCCGTTAATGTTTGTGTTCCTTCAGCTCCGATTTTGATGGAATACTTACCGTCAGTATCAGTTACTCCACCTTTATCAGTTCCAACAACAACCACATTAGCTCCAACCAATGGTTCAGTACCACCATTAACAACTCCGACAATAGTTTGTGCAAACACTCCTGTCGTCATTAATAATAATGTTATTAGATTACGTTTAATATTCATTAACGTTCTCCTTGATTTACGATTAAGGCACATTTTTTATCAGGTGTGCCGTCTGCCTGTTCGCATTTAGTTTGCATAATCTTGGTCATCATTATCACCAGTCATCGGTACAATTTCACACGAATCATTGTTGCAGAATTTATCTATCTCTGCTTCTTCATTTTTTATTACACCAAAAGATAACTTACCAAGTTTTTTAACTTCTTCATTGTAAGTATCTTCATCAATAGCTTCATAAGGCATTTGTTTGTAAGCACCATAGTCATGTCTAGGTAATAAACTAATACCCTTTAAATGGTATTGATAATAGTTTAGAGCAGGAGCAATTTGGTCTGCTTCTGTATCTGGATTGAATGTAACTGTACAACTTACTTGGTTATCAGCCCAATGTCTTTGTAGGAATGCTGCTAAACTGAATTGTTCCCAAATAGAAAGTTCAGCTGCTGTTCTAATTCCCTCACCGACATCTACTGGAACTTCAACAACCATTGTTGTGTCCTCTGAACCAAATGCTGGTTCTAATTTATAGTTAGCCTTTTTTAATGGTTCAATTAACTCTGAATATTTGGATAACCTTACTCTTCTTATGTAAAATCTTGATTCAGGATAATGAAGTCCTGGTGTAGCACCAGCTAAGAGTGATACTGTTCCACTTGGTTTAACCGAAGTAGTTTTAATTGACTTTGGTACAGCAAACCAATCACTATATTGATTATCCCATTCTTGGATTGTATCGTAGCCTGTTTCCAACCATTTTTGAAACTCACCCAAACCACGATTAGTAACAAATTGAGCAACACCACTAACTGAACAACCAATTCGTCTGTTTCTCAACATAACTCGGTTTGTATCCGGCCAATGGGTTCTTCCCAATGTAACTGTTTTAGCATACAGATAAGCATACTTCAATGTTCGTTGATAATCTTCTAATGAATCATGATTATCTGGAAATGTTTCTACTAAACAACATAACTCATATGATTCCAATGATTGTTCTAAACAAGGATTACCACCCATAACTCTGTGGTCTTTGTTATCCCCACCATTCTTCATACGAGAATATTTTCTCATGTTATCTAGCCAAGCAAAACCAGGCTCACCATTATCCACAATTCGTTCGGCAGCCGCTGTATAATCCATACCCAATTCTGCGAATATACTATTATTAGATGTCCATCCATATTGATCCCTATGTGGGTTAACTTTATAATTTTTTAAATCTAAGTATTCTTCATCATACGGATCACCAAATACAATTTCAGCAGTTCGTCTAACGTTACCAGCCACTACACATTTGCCGATAAGATTCATTATATCTACGATTGTTGTTATTGTTATTGGTTCTCCACTATTTTTTTCCAATACTTCTCTGATAGTAATATGCACTTCTTCTAATGGTTCATATCCACTTGAAACACCACCAAATCCAGCTATTGGAGCTCCTTCAGGTCTAACTAACGAATAATCAAATTTTACAGAAGCAGTTCCATGAAAATATGACTCCAATAATACCTTTAAGGATTCAACCCAACCTTCTCGGTCATCAGGTACTACAAATGTGGTTTCATCACGAGATTCATCTACACCCTTAACAATAATTTCACCAGCACCCTTACAATCAAATCCTACACCGACACCTAACATACTTGCATCCATAAGGAAACAAAAAGGTTTTGCCATATCGTCTTTGAGTGTTTTAGTTGATACGAAAGCACAATTATTGAGGGCGGCGTATAAACCACGTTCTTCGGTTATGGCAGTTCCCATAGCCCAAAGTCCGCGACCAGGTGGCAAGAACTTCATATTGAAGATACGCTCATACATCTCTTGTGCTGACTTTTGAGCTTGCCACGGATTCCACCCTAATTGATGTGAGTCAATGTGATTTTTTTGCATAGAGTAAGTTCCCTCTACGACTCGTTGTACGGTTTCCCACCAACGTTCATTTTTTCCATCTGGTTTAATTCTTGAATAGGTTCTCATGTAAACTAATTCACCTAATCCGTTAAAACCGAATGGTGCTTTTTTTCTTTTGTATTTTGCTATAAAATTGTCGGATAATAAAAACTTCTTACTCATATACTTAATTCCTGTTTAATTGTTAACGATTTTGTGTGGAGGTCTAACATAAATATTAGCTCAACTTATTCTTTTTCTTATAAATGTCATTTTTTAAAAACAAATATCGGTTCATACTTGTATCCAGCACCCATTATACTTGATAATGTTAATTCTATTGTTTGCTCTTGTTTAAAGCCCAATTCAGTTGCAATTCTTATTGTATCCTCTTCTATAAACTTATATTTTGGTGTATTTGCTATGTTAATCAACATATACTTATTACCTTTTAATCCGTTATAGCAGTTTCTAATTGTTTTGTATAAAAATCCATTTACCCATTCTTCCTTAGTTGGATATTTTTTAAAACTTTGGGTTTCCTCATCAGCGTATTTCTCTGTATCAAAATAAGGTGGTGAGGTAAAACATAAGTCCAAAGATTCTTTATCTGGTTCAAATTCTTCACTACCTAATTTATGTAATTCTACTGACTTTGTCAAGTAATTAAAATCTTTTTTTATCTTTTGTAATCCTTCAAATGTTAAACTTGATGGTTCTGTTCCAATATACTTAGGTCTTGAACTTGCTAAAAATCCAATCAACCTACCACCCCAACCACAACTCATATCCCAAATAGCATCACCACCAAACTTTTCATATATCATTTTAGCAGCAGTTGGTCTGAAATTAGATACTGCTTGTGTACCTGTATAGATTTTTAGGGATTGTCTAAGTCTGTTTTCACGAAATGTATTCTTTGTACCTTCATTTTCACCTTTATATGTGGTCGAACACCATCTCCAACACTTTTTGATAACAGCTTTAAATTTATCATCATCTAAAAAGGTTTCCATCGGTGTTCTTGTAGCATTACCACATTGAACTTCCCAAAAATGTGGAAAATAAGTCCAAGCTAATCGTAAACCATGCATTGTCTGAACAATTTTATTATCTTTGAATATCGTATCTATATCAAACCTTTGCATCTTCCTCATATGCTGATGTTTTTCATCTTCTCGTATTTTATAATGTGGAAATCCATGTTTTCTGTAATAATTAAAAATAATTTCTACACCATCATCAACATCATGGTCATCAAGATTATTAATAACCTTTTCAAATTCAACATCATTGTTATCATAACCAAAAACATCTGTTAATATAGTAGGATTGTTATTCACTCATTAAATCTTCATAACGAGCAGATAATATAGCCTTTGTTTGATTATCCCTATTATTAATTTTATGTTGAACACCCTTACCTTGAACCGAATTACTTTCAAATATTTCTATCTTACCAATGTTTGTATTGATTTTTGCTGGATAAGTTAACCCATCAGGACCAAACCTATTCTTAATAACATGAAATCTACCTGTATTACCTATCTTATCTTCTATCTTACGACTTAACGATATAACAAAATCTGCTGTCATTACTTTAGCATAGGATTCAGCAACTTTACTAGCTTCAATCACATCTTCATCCAAAGCACTTCTATTAGCTTGACTTGCCGTCCATATTGGAATTTGCATCTCACCAGCCAAACCACGTAAGTCCTCATAGATACTCCCAAGAGCATGTCGCATCTCAGTATGTTTATTTACATCTTTCATAATATCAGCGTAATCAACCAATACCATATCAACTTTTGTTCCAAATGTTGTTACTTTTTTCAAATGAGCAGAAAGAGTATTTACTGTACAAGCTTTTGTTGGATAATACTTAATGGTTAGGTTACCTTTAAGATCGTATAGTTTTTCCATCACCTCTTCTTTATGATATTTAAGATTTTGACTTTCTACGCCTGTAAAGATACTATCGTATCTCAAACCAACATAAGCTTCATTTAATTCTAATGTATAATGAACTACATTTAAACCTTGTGAGATAGCATATGCTCCCATAGAACTTAATACCCAAGATTTACCAATACCAGCAGGTGCAACAACCACACCCAATTCACCAGCACCTAATCCACCTTGCATCAATTCATTTATTATATCCCATGGCGTAGGTGATGTAATACGGGCAGTTTCTGAATATCTTTCCTCTATATCTTGTAAATAATCATGTCCTAGGTTTCTTTCAACTCCAGCTTGCATAGCAGAGTCGATAAGTGATTTTATTTCATCAGTATTACCATCCACCTCTAATATTTGTGCTGATTGAATAACAGCATCCTTTAAAACTTGTGTTTTATGAAATTCTAATGCTTTATCTTTGATATATTCTAAATCTTCGGCTTCTATACTCTTAAAAATCTCTTTTAGTGAGTCTTTCACGGTAACCTGAAGTAATTCTGATTCTATTTCCTTTATTTTAATCTTAAATACTTCCATAGTAATGGTTGTCTTATATTCGTTGTAATATCCACGAATTTCTTTAACAATCCACTTAAATCCATCATTATTAATGTATTTTTCATCTAATATATCAACAATTTGTTCCAAGAACAGCTTATCTGTTATTAAACATACAATAAACTTTACTTGAAAGCTATATCCAAACTCCGAAATGTTTTTTGTCTTATTCATTTTTGATTTTTCCAATGATGGTCAAGTATATGAAACTCAGTTATCCAATTATCAAAATTAGGTATATGTCCCCATAATTTATCCTTTACTAACAGAGTTTGTAACTTATACTTTACCAACGATGGTGCCATTTGATTAACGGCGTCTCCTATTTTTAGTTTTATCTGATTTTTGATATCAGGATCACCCAATTGCATTAATAAATAATTCCTCATTATTATTAATTTATTATCCTGTATTAATTGGGATACTCTCGTAGATTTACCTTGTGCCATATCCAAAAGTTCTTTTGTATTAACTTCCTTATCTTCCGTTAGCAACGGGAACTCTTTTATTAAGGTCTTAACACCTACACCCCTTACTCCAGGTATATCGTCTGATTTATCCCCATCTACCACCCTACAAGTTAATACATTTTGCGGGTATACTCCAAACTCTTTTTTTATTAAATCTCTATCATATAGAACTTTCTTGGTTGGAGAATAAAGTTTTACTCTTTCATCCACTAGCTGATAAAAATCTTTATCGGAAGACATTATGGTAAATCTACTATTTTTTAAAACTACAGTAGGTATATAACTCATAATATCATCTGCTTCTAAGTTATCAACTGAAATCATAGTCATAGGTAGGTGTTCTAAATATTCAACTAATCGTTTAAGTTGCATTCCCATACTTTCTCGTTCATTTTGAGGTCCTCCACCCCAATCAACATTACGATTTAATCTACTTCTAACTTTACGACCAGATTTATATTGTGGGTATATTTTTTGTCGTGGTTTAGAAGAGTTTTTACCATCAAACACAATAATACAACGAGTTGGTTTAAACTTGTTAATTGTGTATCGTATAGATTTTAAAAACCCTACTAAACCACCTACATGAGCACCATCTTCATTCAAAGAAGGATTGACGCTGAAACTACGAATAAATGTATTAAAACCATCAACCAATAAAACATGGTCGTTTAAATCCTTAGTTTCTGGATTTACATCAATCTCTTCTTTAACTTCATAGAATCTTTTTGATAATAGATTCTTGTTGCCATCAATCATCCGCAAACTCATCTTCTGTTGTTACATCATCAATTCCTAATTTATTAGAATCATATTTAAGAATTAATTTTTCACAGATAGAGTCATATATGTGTTTTTGTGTTTCCACATCGGAAATTAAAGCACCAAAGTCTTTAGATTGGAACTTATGTTCTTTTTCGTTTTGGTCAGTATAACTATACCAAGCACCAGCTTGTTTAACTAGCTTGTGGTCTTTCATTATCCCCAACCAACTTCCATAATCATCAATACCTTTATCAAAAAATAATGGAAACTCGGCACTTCTTAAAGGTGGACCTAATCGATTCTTAATAACTTGAGCTTTAATCTTAATACCAATAGTATTCTTTTTAGCATCTTTGATTTGTCCCATGTTCTTTAATCGAATACGAGTAGAAGCGTGAAAAGGTAAAGCTTTACCACCACTTGTTGTCCAAGGATCACCAAACATTACACCCATCTTTTGGCGTAACTGATTGGTAAAGATTAAACATACTTTTTGACGAGCAGTTAATTGAGTTATTTTTCTCATAGCTTTTGATAAGACTATTGCCTTTGATGTAGCCCAACCATCTTTATCAAAGTCAGCTTCCATCTCTACTTTAGTAGAAGCAGCAGCTAAACTATCTACGAGAATTGTAACTAATCTATCTTTATCTGATTCTCTAACTTTAGTTACGATTGTTTCAATCGCATCAAAAATATCTTCTACAGTTTCTAAATGAATATACATCATCTTATCGGTATCAATACCAATAGATTGTAAAAATTCAGCAGAAACAGCAGACTCAGTATCTATGTAAACGGCTAATCCACCCTTCTTCTGTGTAGAAGCAAGAGCGTGAGCACCAATAAGTGATTTACCAGTACCTTCAAGTCCGTTTATTTCAGTAATCCTTCCAGCAGCTAAGCCACCGTGAGGTTTGTTTGATATCGCTAAATCTAATAAAGTTGAGCCAGTAGAAACCCAATCGGTAATATCAGTTGGTGTACTATCAACACCATCTAAAAAATATGCTACCTGATGAGATTTAAATTGTTTGTTTAATGATTCAGCAAGAATATCGGCTAATTCGTCTCTGTTTGACATGTAGTTCTCCTAAAAATGAGGTGTGCCGGAAAAAGGAGGAAACCAGCACACCTCGACCGCGCGGTTAAGAATTAAATAACTTATCGAAATCGTCTTCTACATTAGAAGATTTTTTCGTACTAACCATTTCTGGTTCTTTTGCAGTTTCTGTTGTAGAATCTTGTGGATTCAAGAAACCTGAAAGATGTTCTTTTAATTCATCATAAGTCGGTTCAGAATATAACTCTGTCAAATTAGCTTGATTGTCCAAAAGTTTCTGAAGTATATCAGAATCATCGGAGAGTGCTGTTTGATTTGGTTTAACACGAATAGTAGTCTTACCATATTGGTTACCAGCTTCAGCAGGTGTTTGTCTTTCGACAACAATATCACGACCAGTTGTAGAGTCTGATATATCACCATAATCTGGATCAGCAATTATACTAAGAAGTTCTTGATAAACAGTTTTACCAAAACCCCAAAATTTAACACCATCACTTTCTTCGCCACGAGCTATAACAGGAACAAAAGTTCTCATTTTAGGTTCAATTCTCTTACCTTGAATCCATTCATCTTTATTGCCAGAAGCTTTAAGCTTGTCAGCAAATTGTTGAACCGGATCAGGTCGTCCAAATGATAGTGGTGATAATACCGTTTTGTTTGGTACTAGTGAATAGTGAAAAAATAATTCACTAAAAGGATTTGCTTTATCATGTAGATAAGGTACTATCCTAATTTGTGATTTTCCAGGTTGAGGTTTCCAAAAACTATTTGTAGTAGTATTCTGTAACTGATTAAGACGGCTTTTTATAGCATCTAAGTCCATTATGTTTCTCCGTTATGTTTAGTTGTTATTGTTTAGTATTACGAGTATAAATATTTATTAAAAACATTTACTAGTAACCTATCCGTATAATATACGAATTCTTTTATTAAAAAACAAGCTTTATTTTAGTCTTCTTAACTTTTTTATTTGTAGCTTTAAGTTTTTCAATTCTTTATTCATCCTCTCACATTCTTCACGATAGTTTTGTGGTTCGTGTGATTGTTCCTCTAATTTACTTAATCTTTCTTCAATAGTCAAGGGTTTTGTTCGATATGCCATAAATTGTTTATAGACCATATCAATCATCCTCTCCTTATCTATAACATTTGATGGAAGATTAGCTTTATTAATTTCATACCATAATATAACATCTTTTTTCCAATTATCCAAGTCTTTTCCTGAACTATTTTTTATATCAAAATGAGGTAAAGGTGTTAATGGTTTTTTATAATCAATTGGTTCTGCTCTGAGAAACTTTCTGATGTCTTTTATATCCTTATAACCTAAAAGAGTTGTTCCTATATTTGAATTATACATTAGTGGAACAACATTCTGTAGCTTATTCATACGAATGATGTTATCGTATATTGTTTTTGATTTTTGTTCGTCAATAGAACGTATTTCTATTTTTTGCTCGTCATTTAATGTTTTATTTATTTTATCAATTGCCGGTTTCATTTTTTGACACCAGATGCAACCACTTCTGGTAAAAAAGTATATTGGTGATGCCATTTATAAATCTATTATTTTAAGTATTCTTGTAGGTATTTTCTGTAACCCTTCCTTATTGGAAATCAATATCATATTTTTGTAATTATCCCATTCAATCTGATAGCTTGTGTCTAAAACACCATTATTAATGGTCTTTATCAGTTCGTTTAGGGCGTTTATTGTATATAGTGTATTTGTAATTTTCTTTCTGTGTAAAGAGATGGTATTACTTACTGCATTAAAATCTATTTTTTCTTCTTTATCTACATTATAAGTACAAATTAACTCTTTTGTTTTTTCTTCGTTTTGTAATACATAAATTTTGTCAAATACAATCTTAAAGTTTTTCGTTATATCACGAATTGATTGCTCAAGATTGTGTTGAGTTGTAAATGTACATAATAGTTGTGTTCTCATTATTTTTTCCCCTCTTTTGCAAAACACTCTCTCATATCTTTAGACCACTTGTAATCAGTTGATAATTTGCCTGTTTTTCCACTTTTTGTTCTCATTGTTTTTTGGCCTATTTCAATTTTTTTACCACCAGCAGTTATAGCGTATACTATTCTTTTTCCACCTGTTGTTTTTCCTTTTTGTGTCCCACTAACTCCTTTTTGCTCTTCTATATCACCAACTTCTAAACTAGTTATAAAACTATTTTTATCTTTAACATCACCACCCATACATTTGGTTAATGTTTCACCATCAACTGCAAGTCCAGCGTGATTAGTTTCAAACATACCAGGATATTTATGCACACCCACCTCTGAATTGGGATTAGCTGCTTCTAAATGAAATTGCTTCCATATAGTTCCACCCTCTAAAAATGTTCCTAACCCTACCTCTTTACCATATAAATCTATTTTTATATCATCGTTATTTCTAGTAAAATCTCTTTGTGCTTCTAATGTTCTATTTCTTATATCTTCTAATTGAGAAAATATATCAGGTGCACCTTTTTCAATAAACCTTGAATTTAATCTTTCCATCAATGTTACTTGATCTTCTGTAGGTTCTTCTTCTTTATTCTCATCGGCCATAAATTTAAGAAAAGCATCTAATGCCTGTTCTTCAGTTACATTTTTATGATTTACTCCATCTGGTAAATATTTTCT